GTCATCATTACTACCTGGCAATCAATCTACAAACTTCCCCGAAAATATTTTGAGAGATTCTCTGTTGTGGTGGGGGATGAGGCTCACCAGTTTAAATCGAAATCACTTATATCTATAATGTCAAAACTTGCTGATGCAAAATATAGGTTTGGATTTACAGGAACACTTGATGGTTCTCAGACACATAAGTGGGTATTAGAAGGATTATTTGGACCTTCCTATAAAATTATTAAGACTAATGAGTTAATGAAGAAGGGTCATGTCGCTACATTGGATATTAATGTACTGCTATTGAAACACCCACCGAATAAATTTGAAAACTTTGAGGAAGAGGTTCAATATATTATTAATCACAATCGTAGAAATAACTTTATTAAAAATCTAGCATTAGATTTAAAGGGCAATACACTCATATTATTTGCTAGAGTAGAGAAGCATGGGGAACCGTTATATAATTTAATAAATAATAGTAACATTATTGAGAATCGTCGTGTCTTTTTTGTACACGGTGGTATTGACACTGAAGATAGAGAAGAAATACGTGATATAACTGAAAAAGAAAGAAACGCTATTATTGTTGCATCATATGGAACTTTCTCCACAGGAATTAACATTAAAAATCTTCATAACGTCATTTTTGCTTCACCTTCTAAATCAAGAATTAGGAACTTACAATCTATCGGAAGAGTCCTAAGAAAAGGTGATAACAAAACTAAAGCAACCTTATATGACATTGCTGATGATATCAGTTACAAATCCAGAAAAAATTATACCCTAAACCATTTAATTGAACGGATAAAAGTCTATAACGAAGAAAATTTCAATTATGACATAGTAACAGTACCTCTTAAAAATTAATGGAAGACGAATTTTATGCATCAATTAAGTTAACTTCTGGCGAAGAGGTATTCGCATTGGTCTCTGTTGAACAGAATACAGACAATCCTATTGTAATGCTTCAGAACCCAGTAAATATGAAGATGGTAAACACATCTGATGGTTCTATAGTTAAAGTTCAACCTTGGATGGAAATTCCAGGAGAAGATCCAGTAATTATTAAGTGGGATAAAATTATAACTATGACGGAAATAAAAGATACAGGAATAATATCAATATATAATAACTATCTTGAAGATGAAAAGTTTCACATATATTCAGTAGGTGAAATTACAACTAATCATTCAGGTAGATTAACTGAAAAGATGGGATATATAACAACCGTTGATGAAGCCCGTAAGTATCTTGAAGATGTCTATAAGATAAAAGAAGATAAAAAAGAAAGCTAATATGTCCCCTCGAACCTCCACAAAGGTTATTGTACTGATTTTTTAGTACCTTGTCAAGCCCCAAAAGTATGCTATAATGATAGTTAATAAACCAAGAGAGGAAACGCAATGCTATGGTTAAGAAAAAGTCCGAACATTATGTAAACAATAAAGAACTCTTAGAAGCATTAATTGTGTATAGAGCAAAGGTTGCTCATGCAAAAGAAAATGATTTACCTAAACCAAGAATTACAAACTATCTTGGTGAGTGTTTTTTAAAGATTGCTACCCATTTATCATACAAACCAAACTTTGTTAATTATATGTTTAGGGAAGATATGATATCTGATGGTATTGAAAATTGCGTACAGTACATACATAACTTTGATCCAGAGAAATCTAGGAATCCATTTGCTTACTTTACTCAAATCATACACTACGCATTTCTTCGTAGAATACAAAAAGAGAAAAAACAATTAGAAATTAAAACAAAGATTATTGAAAGAACAGGATTTGATGAGGTTATGATGGTTGATGATACTGCTCTTGCAGGGACTAGTTCCGACTATAACACAATTAAAGATAATATTCAGTACAAGTCTTCAAATAGATAAATGCGTGTTGCTATAATAACTGATACTCATTACGGTGCAAGGAAAGGTTCTAAGCATCTACATGATTATTTTGAAAAGTTTTATAAGGATATATTCTTTCCTACTTTAGAAAAGGAAGGTATTACAACAGTTATCCATATGGGTGACATATTTGATAGTCGAAAGTCTATTGATTTACAAAGCTTGGAGTGGTCCAAGAGAGTTATATTTGAACCACTTAAGAAGTATAATGTGCAAGCAATTATTGGAAACCATGATTGCTATTATAAGAATACTAATTATGTGAATTCACCAGAGTTATTATTACGCAATTATCCTAATATAAAAGTCTATTCAAAGGCAACAGAAATCAAGGTAGATAAGTTAAAAATATTAATGCTACCTTGGATTAATTCTGAAAACTATGATGAGACTGTAAATATAATCAAAAAGTCTAAAGCAAAGGTTGCTATGGGACACCTTGAACTTAATGGGTTTAGGGCAACTCGTGGACATATGATGGAAGATGGTATGGATGTCAGAGTCTTTGATAAATTTAGTAAAGTTTATTCAGGACATTTTCATACTCGTTCCAATGATGGAAAGATATTTTATCTGGGTAATCCATATGAGATGTTCTGGAATGATGTAAATGATCCTAGAGGGTTTCATATATTTGATACAGAAACACTAGAACAGACTCCCGTAAACAACCCATACAGATTGTTTTATAATATTTGGTATGAAGATGAGAATTATAAGTTGTTTAATGCTACTGAATATGCTGGTAAAGTAGTAAAGGTTATTGTTAAAAAGAAAACCAATCAGAAATCATTTGAAAAGTTTATAGACAAATTATATAATGTTGGTGTACAAGAATTAAAAATAATAGAGAATTTTAATATTCAAGAGAATGAAGATTTTGAAGTAGAGGAAACCGAAAATACTATCTCAATTCTAAATAGATATATCGATGAGTCTGAGATTGATTGTGATAAATCAATCATTAAAGGTATTCTACAGAAGATATATTCACAAGCATGTGAGGTAGAATAGTGTACCTATTAACACTAGAAAGTAAAAGAGATGAGGGAGCATATGCTGTCAGTGATGCTGGTGGTGATAAAGTATTAATGTTATTTGAAAAAGAAGATGATGCAGAAAGATATGCAATGCAGTTGAATAATCAAGAAGATTCTGATATGGTAGTTATGGAAGTAGATGGAAAGCTTGCCATAAAGACGTGTAGGCAGTATAATTATAAGTATGCTGTAATAACTCCTAACGACATTGTGATTCCTCCTAGATCATCTAATGATAACATTCCAAAAGATTAGATGGAAAAATCTTTTGTCAACTGGAAACCAGTTTACAGAAGTTGATTTTCGTGAACATCATACCAATTTAATTGTAGGGACTAATGGTGCTGGTAAATCCACCATTCTAGATGCCCTTACTTTTGCATTATTTAATAAACCGTTTCGTAAGATTACTAAAGGGCAATTAATTAATTCTACCAATGAAAGAGAATGTATGGTGGAAGTTGAGTTTTCCATTAATAGTAGAGATTATATAATCCGTAGAGGTATTAAACCTAATATATTTGACATTGAGGTTAATGGTGTTTCTCTGAATAAGGAAGCAGATGATCGTTCTAGACAGAAAATATTAGAAGAGACTATTCTAAAATTAAATTACAAATCATTTACTCAAATTGTAATCTTGGGTAGTAGTACATTCGTTCCTTTCATGCAATTGACAGGTGCAAATCGTAGAGAAGTGATTGAAGATTTATTGGACATTAGAATCTTCTCTGCAATGAATCATATTATTAGAGAACATCTTAAGGATAAAAGGCAACAAGTTAAGTCCTTAGATTTGAAGAAAGAAAATCTTTCTGATAAGATGAGTATGCAAAAGAAATTTATTGGGGAAATTGAGAAGCAAGGATATGATCAAATAGATTCTAATAAGGATAAAATAAAAACATTGGGTATTGAAAATGATACTCATATAGAAATGAATGAATTGATTAAAGGTAATATTGATGATGTAACTAAAGAGCAAAATGAAGTTACTGATGCTGGTGAGAAGTTAGTGAAACTTAACAACCTTAAAGGTAAGATATCTCAAAAGGTAGCGTCTGTTACGAAGGAACATAAGTTCTTCACACAAAATACAGTTTGCCCTACATGTGAGCAAAATATAGAAGAAGAGTTTCGTTTAAATAGAATCGATGGCGTTCAAACTAGAGCAAAGGATCTCAAGAAAGGTTATCAAGAACTGGAGGAGACCATTAAATTAGAACAGGACAGAGAACGCCACTTTAACCAACTATCAAAGGAGATTACTAAACTCAACAATGACATTTCTCAAAACAATACTAGAATCAGTGTCAATCAAAAACAAATCAGAGACCTTGAAGATGAAGTTCAAACTATTACCGAACAACTTAAAAACAGAAATACTGAGCATGAGAAGTTAGCAGAGTTTAAAACCAATCTCAAAAAAACTACAGACGAATTAGCAATAAAGAAAGAAGAAATAATACAGCATGATTTTGCATACTCCTTACTTAAGGATGATGGAGTAAAGACAAAAATCATTAAGAAGTATATTCCTTTTATTAATCAGCAGGTAAACCGTTATCTGCAGATGATGGAGTTCTATATCAATTTTAAATTGGATGAAGAATTTAGTGAACGTATAGAATCACCGATTCACGAAGATTTTTCATATGCTTCTTTTAGTGAAGGTGAGAAGATGAGAATTGATTTAGCATTACTCTTTACATGGAGAGAAGTTGCTAGAGTAAAGAACTCTGTTAATACAAATCTTCTTATCATGGATGAGGTATTTGATAGTTCTCTTGATGGTATGGGTACTGAAGAATTTTTAAAAATTATTCGTTTTATTATTAAAGATGCAAATATTTTTGTAATATCTCACAAATCAGATCTTCATGATAAATTTGAGAGTGTTATTAAATTTGATAAAGTAAAAGGATTTAGTAGGAAGGTATCATGATTGGAATCGTTGGAAATGGATTTGTAGGAAATGCTGTCTATCAAAACCTACGTGATAAGGTACAATGTAAGGTTTTTGATGTTGATAAAAATAGATCTCTTAACACTTTAGGTGAAGTTGTAAATCAAGAGTTTATATTTGTATGTCTTCCTACTCCAATGAAGAAGAGTGGTGAGTGTGATCTATCAATAATGGATGATTTCTTTGAGGAACTTCCTGATTTTATAGAGGGAACTTTTATAATTAAATCTACTGTTCCTATTGGTACAACTAAAAAATATTCTGAAAGGCATAATGTAATTCATAATCCAGAATTTCTTACTGCAAGAAATGCTATAGCAGATTTTGCAAATAGTGAAAGGAATATTATTGGTGGTGATATGGAACTTGCTGTTGATTTTGCTAGATTTTATGAAGAATGCTTTCCAAATATTCCAAGTATTTTAGTTACTTCAGATGAGAGTGAAGCAATTAAGTACTTCTCAAATACATTTCTTGCTTATAAGGTAGCATATTTTAATAAAATGTATGATATGTGTAAGGCAATTGGTCTTGATTATGAGTCTGTTCGTGAAGGTGTAACAGCAGATAGTAGGATAGGTCAGTCACATACAGTTGTTCCTGGCATAGATAATGATAGGGGATTTGGTGGAACATGCTTCCCTAAAGACCTAAACTCCCTGATAGTACAGATGGAATCTAATGGGGTTAATCCTGAAATCTTAAGAAAAGTTTGGGAATATAACCAAGAGATTAGATCTGTGGTAGACTGGATCGTCACTTGAAGACTAATGAACACCCCAAACTGGCAACATCACTCCAAGAAGGATGCCAAACGAAAACTTAAACCACAGGCACTACGTGCTGCAAGAGAAAGGCGTAGACAGTTGATAAAGAGTCTACTAAAGACCTCCGATCCTCGTCGGGGGTCTTATAATGTG